AACAGCCTTATTCATGTACAGTAAGAATGGATGACGGCACACAAAAGTCATTTACATTTTCCAGGTTTGATCCTGTATCTCCTATATTAGCAATGGCATCTGATTTAAATTACTACATACAGCATGAAGAGGACCAGGAAACTATACAGTTGTTAGTTAAGACTTTTACAATGGCTATGACAGATTATATGCAACAGCATCCTATGCTACAAACTGTAGGAGAAATGTCTGAAATACTAGGACCACAAAGTTTTGCTACTTCAAGCTCTAGTGCTTATGATCGTATAGTAGAATTGATTGGTGAAAAGGTGACAAGTGTTGGTACATCAGTATTGCCAATGAACCCAGTAATACCATCAAACTCTAGTTTTTCTGCCTGGTTAGAAAGACAAGATGATACTACAGTTTCTAATACAATGTTACCAGCTGGAAGAGCAGAAGATTTATTTGGAAATGATATTGGTTATTATACAGAACTT